TTTAAAAGGTTACGTATGTTAGAAGCAGAACAAATAGGTAAAAATTACGAGAAACACTTAAAAATCATTGATCATTACATTACCGATCGAAAAGAAGAGGTAAAGAAAATGATTAAACATATGGAGGATACTTATGTAATGGCTCCTGCTAGTGGTAAAACGTGGTATCATAATGCTTTTGCTGGTGGATACGTAGATCATGTTAATAGAGTAGTACAATTTGCTATAAAACAAAAGAATCTTTACCAAGAAATGGGAGGGTTAATTGATTTTACTGATGAGCAATTAGTTTTCGCTGCTCTCTTTCACGATTTAGGTAAGATGGGTGACGGTGATCAACCAAATTATATACCTCAGACAGATAAATGGAGACAGGATAAACTATCAGAGATGTATACTTACAATCCAGACCTAGATTTTATGCTTATTCCAGATAGATCTTTATTCATCTTACAGAAATTCGGTATAAAAGTAGACCAAAAGGAATATTTAGCTATCAGATGTCATGATGGAGTGTTCGATAAAGCGAATGAAGCATACTTTTTCAGTAATGTTGAGTCATCTAGACAAAAAACTTCAATTGTATCTATTCTTCATACAGCAGACTTCTTAGCTTCTAAGGTTGAATACGATATGTGGAAAGCTAAAGGAGGTTCTTCTAAACCTAAACAAGTAAAAACTAAATCTTCTACAGGAAGACCGGTAAATGCTTCTCAAGGTTTAACTAATTTACTTAAAAATATTTAATATGACTACAATATCGTACATAATTTCCGGAATATTAGTTGGAATCGTAATAGTTTTATCATATATTGTTAGAAACCTACTATACAAAGTAGAAAAATACGAAGATATATCAACAGAACAAACAGATTATCTTATTAGAATCGATAAAATTATTAGAGATTCGCAAATGCACCTGCAAAAGCTTGACGAGAAAGGGGTCTTTCAAAGCGACGATGAGGTCGGTTATTTTTTTAATAATATGAAAGATATACAAAAAGAGCTTGATACATTCAAGCTTCCTAAAAATTATGGCAAGGAAGAAAGCAAAAGCTAATTACTTCACTAAAGAGACAGAAGAATATATCGTAAGATATAATAACTCTACAGACAACGAATATAGAAATAAAATTTTCACAGAACATATTTACCTCCCATTTTATAAATTAGCGGAGAATATTATACATACGTTTAAGTTCTACTATACAGACGTCGAACAGATTGAAGACCTAAAACACGAAATCGTAGCAGTACTTACGGAAGAGAAGATTAACAAGTTTGACCCTACTAACGGAGCAAAAGCTTATTCTTATTTCGGTACTATTGTTAAGAGATGGTTAATTAATTATAATAATAAGAATTATAAACGTCTTAAACAGTTCGGCTCATTTACAGATATAGAAGAATCATTCGAACAAAGGATGGACATTGATTCACCCTCTGCTAAGAGCTTAAGTACCTTTCTAGATGAATGGATTCAAGAAACTTACGATGACCTATATGATCTATTCGATAAAGAACACGAACTTAAAATCGCAGACGCTGTACTCACAGTATTTAAAACTAGAAACGACTTAGAAATATTTAAAAAGAAAGCACTCTACATTTATATTAGAGAAATGACAGATTGTGAAACTCCAGCATTAACTAGAGTGATTAACATTCTTAAAGCTGATTGGTATGAAAAGTACCAAAACTATTACGATAGAGGTTTACTTTCTAATAATCCTTTGTAAGTCTATTTATAATAAAAAGACATGAGTTTAGATAAAGAAATATTTAAAGGAAAAACTCTATCTGACCTTTTTGGAGAAATATACGATAATTCTAAAGAAACAAAAGGACAGGTAAAATCTCTTATAAATGAACTAAAACCTCTTATTGAGAATATCGGTGACGCTACTCTTATAGTTCCTATGATAAAAGAGTATATGGAAATCGGAGTTAAAAACGATGATGCTCTAATTAAACTTGCTACAATCATACAGCGAATAGAAGCAGCAGCAGCGAAAGGAGAATCTAATGAGTTTGATTTCTCAGATCTGCAAGATCTTCTTGAAGAACAAGAGTTAGTTGAGCAAGAGTTAAAAGATACAGTAAAGACAGATTCAGAAGAAGATAATAAGTAGTATGTTCGGTACAAATTTTCATACAAAAGATACAAGCAACAGCCTTGGTTCATCAACCCCAGTAAGAGTTGTAGATGTAATTCTGTCTGAAGATCATCCTGAATATGATGTTTACGGACAAAGGAAATGTATAGGTGCTATAAAGTACGAAGAAGTAGATAGAGCATATGATCCAGATTTAGATCCTAAAGTCTTACCTATAGCATACCCTCTACATCCTAATTCAAAAACTATCCCTCTTAAGAACGAGGTAGTACTAATAGTAAACGGGCCTTCTGAAGAGTCCTCTCAAGAGAATGCTAGTAATGCTAAAGTATATTACAGTACTATTGTCAATGTTTGGAGAAATCCTAATTCTAACCCGGTATATAAAGTACAAGAAGAGAATACTAATCTAGGAGACTTTCCTGATGAAGGGTATAATGTTAATCCAATACACCCTTACCCGGGGGATACATTAATAGAAGGTAGATTTGGACAATCTATTAGAATGAGCGGTGCCGGACATTATAAGAATATATACTCAAATAGTTCTAACACCGGAAAACCATTTATGATTCTTAGGAACGGTCAAAAAGAGACTGATAATTCCTTAGACTTAATAGAAGAAGATATCAATAAAGATAAATCTTCTATGTATTTCATGTCTGACCATAGTGTACCCTTAGAAGAAGCTAGAACAAAAGCAGAAACATACCAAGTAGCGCCGGATCTAGCTAGTGCGTATAAAGGACCACAGGTAATACTTAACTCAGGTAGGTTATTTTTTAACGCTCAAGAAGAAGGTATTTATTTTTCTGCTAAAGATGAGTTTGGAATATCAGCAGAATCAGTACATATTGATGGAGTATCACAAATTACACTCGATGCTAAGAAGATTCATTTAGGAGTTAAAGCAATGGAACTGGAATTTGAACCTGTTATAAAAGGAGATCAATTAGAAATGCTATTATATTCACTCCTCAATGAATTAAAATCTGTAGGATCAGCAATGGCTAAAGCTAAGACTATTAAAGGTCATGCTATCCCCACACTTAATATGGAAGGAAGAGTATTAAAAAAGATAGCTAGACAATTAGGTAAATCTATTAACCCCGGAGGTAAATCAGACCTTAAGTCAACTAAAGTATATACAGAATAATGCCACACGGATTACTAAAAGACTTTAAAAGTTTCCTACCAGAAGTGGTAGCAATAGCAGTTGGAGAACTAAAAGCATTTG